AAAACAATAGGAGATAACGCATTTGGTAACGTAACGGGTAAAATATTATTTAGTGGGAGTGCGCCAAAATTAACAACAATTCATGCCGATGCCTTTAAAGGAAGTGAGGTAGAATTTAAGGGTAATTTTTAATAGAGCAGTTCGCCAGCATAGCGCAGTGTATCGAGATTGATCTGGAATAAACGAATTATAAATATTTTATTATTTCAATATTTATAATATATATGCGTGATAAATTAAAAATGACAAGAGCATTCAAAATACATTTAGCGATTTATTCTACGATTGTTCTGTTGATACCTATCATTATTATAATCAATAAAAATAAAGATTCAATAAAAGGATTAATAACAACAATCAAAACACTTTTTGCTGGATTACCAAACATAGTAAAAAAGTTATATACTTTTATAAATGATACTATTCTATACAATATGGTATATTATTTAGCGCGTCCGGCAAGCAAAAGTAGTATAGGATTAAGCACTGTGTCTATAATATTAATAATATTTTTCATATCATTCATAGTATCATATGTTAGATTATCTATAGGACAAAGCGAATTAAGATCGAAGGTAATGCCACATTGGACATACAAACTCCTCAAGAAACATCGGAAAACAGGCGATTTCATATTTATAGTGTTGCTGTTATACGTTGTTACGTTGCTGTACAAAAAATACGCAGCTATTATTCTAGGTGGAAAAGATATTATATCTCAACTACCGAAATTGTTAGGTATTGGTGCGGGTATTATTGGATTTGTTGTATTTTATTATTACATAAATAAAAATTATAAAGATTCATCATTTACGTACCAATACAAAAAATATGAAACTACAACAGCAAATGCTAGTGGTGAAGATACAAAGCACATGGTTTGGGCATCAAAAGAAATACGATACATGTCAATATTTAATATGACATTAATAATATTACCAATTTTATATTTCGCGTCTAAACAGGGTGGTAAACTAATAAGTGCAACTAATTTTGGGTTTGAAATCTGGTATTTACCATTAATAGCAAGTCCAGTAATATTATATTATGGTTATCCTTATATCAAAGATTGGATAAATAAAACATTTAGTAGTATGTTAAAGAAAACAGTATTATTAGATGAACCAATTTATATAGAAGATATTTCAAAAAAATATGGATTACCGTATAATCTAGGAGATTATAAATCAATAAATCAAAAATATAGTGATTATGAAATAGGAGATGTTACAACGCCTGCTGTGCCCACATATACAATATCATTGTGGTTGTGGCTAGATAACGTAACTTCTCCAAACAAAGATGTATATGAAAGTGTGTTAAATTTTAACAATAAACCAAACATTTTAGTGAACCAATCGTCGCGTGAGATTAAAATACTTTTTGATGATACATCTAATGAAAACGATGGCACCAGAACAATATATTTAGATAATTTAAAATCACAAAAATGGAATAATATAGTAGTAACATTTGCAAATAATATAGTAGAGGTTTATATAAATACAAAATTAGTTGTTGAACAAAAGGGTATTATACCAAATATGAATGATATTTATTTTGATAATATGGTGGTTGGTAGTCCATATTCTTCGTTAAAAGTAGCGTTAAAAAAAATAGAGTATTATCCACGCGCCCTCATAAATAAAGAAATAAAACACTTTTATAATATTAAAAACATTATGAATTGATGTAACGTAGAAATTAAATATGTGAGTTAATAATAATTGTGATATAATATTTTATTATTAACTATATATATATGAATATTAAAACAATAATAATATTAGTATTGATTATTTTACTTGTTTATGGTGTTTATGTTTACATAATTAAATCATCAAAAAGTCAAGTAGTAAAAATTCAGGATGCAACAAAAACAACATCCATTCCAAATAGTAAATTATTAGCGGGTCCAACAGATAACTATACATATTCAATGTGGATATATGTATCGGACTTCAATTATAATTATGGTTATAATAAATCTATTTTAAGACGTAGAACAAGGGGCAGAGATAATAGTTTAACAGGATCACCATATATATATCTTAATAAAACACTTAATAATTTAACAGTTGCCATAGATCTTAATAAGAATAGACGTATTGAGAAAAAATTATGCACCATTAAAAATATTCCACTTCAATCATGGGTTAATGTAATTGTAACATTGGACACAAGATCTTTAGATATATATATTAATGGTAAATTAAGAAAAACATGTATATTTCAGCATATACCAATTGGTTACAACCCGGCAAGCGACCTTGTAATTTGTGGTAAAGACCCAACTGATTCTAACTCAAAATCAGGATTTCAAGGAAATATAGGAAACGTTGAATTTATACCAGATAAGGTATCGCCCGTACAAGCATTTAATATTTATAAACGAGGAATGTCTGGGTTATCTAGTCATTTAAATTTTGATTACAAAATCAAAGGCGTTCTTATGAAAAATAATAAGCAAATTGGTAGTATATCATTTTAAATTTATTCATTATATATCTTAATTTTATATAAATTAATATATATATATATAATGAATTATGAAAATAACACATTTTCGGACGTTCCTATGCCTAAACCATTATCTGCGACTAGAGCGTTTTTTCAATCACAAAGCATTATTGCGAAATTAGCATTCTTAGCATTAACGCTCATTGTGTTCGTAATTCTTCTTAAGGTAATTACTAAAATAATGATTAAAGTTCTTGCGCCATCCAAATCACCATATTTATTAAAAGATTTAAAACCAGCAAATGTACCCACGACAATTTCTCAAGATCCAAATGTCGCAAATGCTATACCACTTGTTAGATCAACAAACCAAAAAGATGGGATAGAGTTTACATATAGTTTGTGGATGTATGTACACGGTATACCAGAAATAACAGAAAAGCAGTTTCATCAAGTATTTTTTAAAGGTAATAAAAACACACCAATAACACGTGATAATCACCCAGATTATTCCGTTCTACCAAGGAAAGTATTTAGAACATTAGGAAAGGACTTATCTGGTATAAATTATCCTGATAATGGTCCTGGTCTGTATTTAACTCAAATAAAATCAAAAGGTAATCATGCTGATACATTGGGTTTAGCGCTTATAATGAATACATATCGTAATATTCTTGAATCTATAGTGGTGCCAGACATTTCTCTCAAAAAATGGTTGTGTGTTACAATTCGCGTAATGGGTTCAAATATAGACATCTATATAAATGGTATTATTGTAAAACGTCACACATTGGATGATGTACCTAAACAAAACTATGGTGATGTATTTATCAGTGCTAATAAAGGGTTTAGTGGTTCAATTTCTAAAATGCAGTATTTTAACAGAGCACTGAATGCTAAAGAAATATATAGTATAGTTCAAAGTGGTCCAAATATGACTGTTGATGATTCTCTCTTAGTAACGCCACCTTATTATTCAAGCGATTGGTATTTTGCAGATGATAAAATATAAAATATTGTTGCGTGGGAGTCACAGTTTTTGGGTAAATCCCGAAAATAAACAAATAAACACTAATCAACTAAAAAAGTTTACAATAATTAATGTTTAATTTGGATTTTTACAGGCATTTTCACTATTAAATATCTGTCCTGATTGACACTTTTCTTCTGCACCCATTTCTATACATGACCTAAATCCTTTATCTGTCCCTACATAACAATATGATGTTTTACCTCGTTTTTGTATCATACTGTTGCCGGCATTATCAAATTTAAAGTTTCTATTATTTATAGGGATGCTTAAATCCCTGGTTGGTTCGGCAGTATCTATATATGTTGCCGTTGCAGATGGTGTTGTAATTTTTGTTTTTCCAAATATACTTTTTATATCATAGTATATTTTTTTTGCTATAGATTCTATAAAATCAGGTATATCGTTTTTTTCCTTATTAACATATTTTAACACACTGTATATTAATACAACCAATAAAATTATAATAATGCAAGTGGAGTAGAACGACCTTTTTGAAACGTAAACTACATTTTTGGGCGGCGATGTGGGAACTGTGGGCGCTGGTATAGTAGACGGTACATCAATATTTAACGGGTTTGAATAATTTTCCATAGTATATATATATGCCCAGAAAAAGATGTCCCAATGGATCACGTCGTAATAAAAAAACGGGGCGATGTAGAAAAACTGAAAAATCTAAACAAATACTTGAAAAAAAGGAAATTCTAAATGTAGCATCACTGCCTAAACATTCTCCTAAACAATTGACACAAAAGCGTAAAAGATGTCCTAAAGGAACGCGTAAAAACAAAAAAACTGGGTTGTGTGAACCAACTAAATCAAAAATACAAAAACAACTATCAGTTTTACAAACATCGCCTGTAATTGATGTGCCACCTATAGAAAATATTGAAGAATTGGGCAGGGTGGTTTATAAAACTGTAGAATCGTTGCAAACCCAAAAAACAGAATTATTCAAAATTGTTAACACGCCATCATTTACACCAGACGCAAACGAACGTTTAACGACTCTTAATATGAAAACGCCAAACGAAGTAATGGCGTACAAATGTACACACAAAGAAAAACAAGCAAATCTGTATGATGGGATGTCTTTTAAAGATATGAACGATGTTTTAAAACACGATCAACATTTTGATTCACGGTATTTAGCACGTGTTTCAAAAACATTAGATGTAAAAAATGATTCAGAAGTTCTTAAAAAACTTGTAGAAATTGCTGAAAATTACCCAAAAACCAATTTAGTAAGAATAAAGATAGGTAATGGGGGCACTGAAAAAGACTATAAATGTGTTGAATGGAGTGATATACATGTCAAAGAGTTAATGTTAAATAATCTTAATTCAAAAAAAGATATAGATTTTTCTAAAATTATTGGTCCACAACAATATCTCTCTAATTGCTGGTTTAACACGGCGATGATGTGTATATTTATAAGTGATAAAGGGCGAAAATTCACTAGAGGTATGAGAGAAGATATGATAAATGGAAATATAGCGTCGGATATAACAACATTTGGTGCCAAGTTTAAAACTAAAAAAACACTATTTATGTATAATATTATTATTGATAATGCGATCAGAGGTATTCTAGATGTAAGTATTAATACAAACTATATTATTCAAGGTTTACACAACGTTAAACAGTTATCTACACATTTTGTTAAACCGGACGAAGCGTGGAACCCATTTAGTTTTTTATCAAAATTACAATTAATATTACACCAATCAAATAAATTATATTTTAAAAAACATACAATTAAAAACATTGACGATATGTCAATATCAAAATTTAAAGCAGATTTTATCAATAAATATGTTCTTTATCGTAAATTATCACCTATACCAGATATTTTAATTGTTGAATTGTATGATGACAAAAATGTAGACTTGAATATTAAAGGTAAAATGTTAGGATTAGATTGGGTTGATTCAACTGGAACCAAAAATAAAGCAACATATACAATGACATTTGATAAGACATTTGATACAAAAGATGGTACTAAGATAAAATACAAATTAGATTCTGCTATATTGAGATCTAATGCAAAAAAACACTTCAGCGCATATATAACAGGTAATGGTAAAGAGTATCGTTTTGATGGTCATACAAAAAGTCATCTCCAACCATTTGAATGGAAGAAATTATTAAATAAGAAGAAAAATTTTAATTTTAAAAAAGATGAAACACCCAACAACTGGAAAGGTATGCCGTTTAATTTTTCAAAAGCATATCAGTTGTTATTTTATTACAGAATATAAATATTCATCTGAAAGTTTCAAAATTGTAAAATAATTATATTTTCTTGTTTTATATTAATGTTTGGATACTGTGTTTGGTTAGAATTTATAAAAAACCACCATTTTTATTCAATACACAAAACAATTGCATGTGCATTACGTGCACAAACACATAATCCACATATTACATTGGATTATAACGTTTTAAAAAATAATGGTATAGAAAAAACAAAATGTTACAATCCAACAACACTATATGCGTGTGGAAAAGTATATCAAGATAATACTTCTAATTTTTATGCACTCCAACAAAACTATATAAGAGAGAATGATTTATCACAAATATTTCACGTATCGTTGGCATACAGAGTTGATGAAAAATTTACAAAAGAAGAAATACAATTCGCTAACAGTCTTAATATTCCTAGAATAATAAAACCAGAAGAATTTAATGTTACTTTATGGAATTGTGATAGCATTTATACTAAAGATTGGTATAATGCGAATATTTTAAATATGTAAATTGTTTGAAAATATACATTTAACTTTAAACGGTGTATCAAGTGGGTATGTTATTTATATTTATGTTTGGTTTAACATAATTAGTTAGATTTAATGTCAATGTATTTTTCATATTCTGTTCCAATAAGAGCGTTTAAAATATCGTCATAGTTTGTAATAATTTCATAGTGTTTCATTATTGTTGTCTTTTTAAATCTGTCATTCTTTAAAGTTTCCCTAAGTTTTGTTTTATATTTTCTATTAATATCAATAGATGGATCTAAAAATTTTATGATTTTAATCCAATCACGTTGTTTTTTCTTTTTTAATGTGTCGTAAAATATTTCTAAATAATTAATATTATTATTTTTTAACAGAACGATCACTTCCGCATACCTTTTTTCACGAGCTACTAGTTGACTAATTATTGTGCTCGCGTTTAATGTAACACGTATATTCAGTGCTTTTTGAAATTGTTTATTATTTGATTTGTAATGTGATTTAATATCATTATTAACACGTTTACTCTCGCTTAATATTACGTCTAACCAATTTCTTTTATTTATAAGAACTTTAATATTATTGGTTTTTATATATGGGAGCACCTTTAAATATGTTTTATTTAAAATATAAGGTTTCCACTGAAATCCAATGTGCTTAATATTAGGATATTTATTGAAAAACTGTTTAGACATTTTAACAGGATTTTTAGTCTTTAATAATTTATTATAATTGCTCCCGTATAACTCAATTCCAACGTGTTTATGATATTCAACATTAAATATTGTTGCTATTTTTTCATTTATAAATGCTGATCCACTTCTACCGTTAGATATTAATATGTGTTTATGTTGCATACATTAAGTATTATATTATTATGTAATGAATTACAACACATTATAACTGTAAAACACGTATCATTCGTATATAGTGTTGATAAAAATTTTACAGAACAAGAAATACAATTTGCAAACAGTCTTAATATTCCAAAATAATAACACGGGAAGATGCTAATGTTTCTTTATGGAATTGTGATATATTAAATCTATTATTTTTATTATCTTTATGTTTACGTAATAAATACATTAACACGTATTGTAACTTGTAACCTGGTGGTGACCACCGTGTAATGCACCTGGATTACTTCCTGAAAACCCAAAACCTGAACCACCACCACTTTGTTTTCTTCCTCGTTTCTTAGACGAATTAGTTCGTCTTTGTCTTTTTAATCCTCTTGATTTTCGTTTTAAAGTTAAACGTTTGCTTCTATGTGATCTAGTTCTTCTATTACAAGTATATTGTCTAGTTTTACGAGATTTTCTGCGATATCTTCTTATTGAACTTTTTACCATTATATATATTGTTAAGATAATTCTGTTTTACGAATCATTTTTTTTGTATCCGTAACAACTTTTTCTGTTTTATTATTTGGAATCCATGCTTTAAACTTTTCGCTATATATACATTCAATGATTAATTCGTTATTAACAATATAATTTGTATTTTTTGTTTCAAATTCTTCTTCGCTATCGCTCTCTTCTATAAAATCTATATTTTTATTTTCTTTCATTTCTCTAAATAATTGATTCATAAATATACTAGTTTTAATGTTTGGTATATGCGCAATTCCATAAAATTGATTATTTTTACAGTACAATTTATAAATATCAACCGTAATGTCCGGTTTTACGCAAAAAACAGCACGTTTAATATTTACATTATTTTCATATATTTTTGTTAAATATGGTTTATTTATTGAATTATCGCGAAATTCTATAGAATATATTGGATAATAAACATTTTTTATATTACATATTAATTCTTTATAACTATTACCATATACAGGAAACCCAAATACCATAAATTTTGAATCATTTTTGATGGCTTGAAATACTTTATTTATATATGCTATGTTTTGTCTGAAGTAGTTTGTAAGTTTTTTACCTTTAAAAAAATATATATCTTCAAAGGTAAAAAATGCGTTATTATTATAGTTAAATTTAGTACCATAAAGAATTGTTCCCAAAGAAAGTGTTTTATCAAACGAGCATATGATTTGTTCATATTTTTTAGTTCGTTTATTTATTATAAAACAACTAGGTGTGTTTTTGTACATTACAAACCATAAAAAATATTTATCGCCTTTAGGTATTGCCATAAATATTCCATTCTTATCAAATGAAACAGATTTATTTATTGATTTTTCTTGGTGCAAGTAGATAACAGGAAACGTTTTAAGTAAGTTATTCATATAATATTTATACTATTGTGTCTATATACTGTTTTAATTTATTTTTATTATCCAATTTACTTATAGATTCATCAATAGTTTTTTGTATTTTATCATATTCTTTTTTTGAATCTATTATAATAACATTTTTTTTATCACTATATTTATTCTTAAAATATATGTACAACAGTTTTAAAAGAATTACAAATATTAATAAATATATTAGTACCATGTATTAATTATAAATTATATTTCTAAATTATTAACGTAGATAAAGTTTCTTTCAAATTGGGATCAGAAATTAAATAATTGCTTTTGAAATAACTTTGTCTATTGTTATTAGTTGTTTTATCTATGATATATGTTAATTTATCAGTTATTTTGTATAATTTACGATTAGTAACAATCTTTATATGATCTTTTGGAATATGATATTGTGATCCTTCATATTTATAATCATCGTTAGATACATAACAATCGTTATCCTTTACAAATTTTGATAATATCGTATCGGGTTCTGTTTGAAGTAACGAATATTTTAATACTTTATTATTTTTTAATATAAATATTCCTTCTAATGTCAGGTATTCTTCTACTGTGTGTTCTAGTGGTTTAATATTATTTATGTTAACCGATGCGTCAATATAAAGTTTCATTATAATTATAATGCATAACTATTTAAACCTATTGTTATTTAAAATTTATATGGTAAAAGTTGTTGTAATTGAAAAAAACGGAGATTGTAAAACACAAGTATTAAAAAAATGTATATTTTCGGATTTATATAAAAAATGTGGTTTTAGAAACGATAATAATTTTCAAAAGAGAATATCTTGGAAAATTATTTATAAAAAAAATAATTTATTTATTAATTTATTTGCAAAAGACAATGGTCGTGCAACAACAGAAAATAAATTTGATGTTCCACCACCGATTGACAGTAACTTATATTTTGGTAACATGGTTTTAGTTGCTTGTGCAAATAAAAATACAGAGGAAAACACTATTGATTTTGATGTTGACACATGGTTTAAAATATACGAAATGCTCATGGGAGGGTTTGAAGACATCACCAACACAGACGATGAAGAAGATGAAGAAGAATATGTTCCACGCGAGTTGTTAACTAAGCATGGTTATAAAAAAGATGGATTTATCGTTTCGGATGACGATGATGAGGCTGACGACGATGACGACGACGATGACGACGACGATGAAGAAGACGATGATGATGCTGATGATTCGGACAGCGATGACGACGACGTGGATGATGATGATGTTGATGACGACGATGAGGATGATGATGATGATGATGTTGATGACGATGAAGTAAATGAAAACAATATAATTGCGTTAAATAATTGCATTAGTAATAGTAATTATAATATTAGTGAAAACGTATCAAAACGAAGTAAACGTAAAAAACAAAAAAATAATAATGACGATAATGAAAATGATGTGAATGAAAATGACGACGAACATTATTTACAAGAGGAAAGTTACTGTGAAGAATAAATTGATTTAGATAAATCATAATAATATAAGTAAATGCCACAATCAACCATTAATATAAATGAATGCCGAATCAAGGTTCGAACAAAAATATTAAAAATTCTAAATAGTAGCGCAATGGCAGAGAATATGGAAAAGGCGTGTTTGAATGCTTGTATAAGAGTTGGAAGGAATAAAAAAATCATATGTAAATGGGAAAACAAGACATTTCTTATGTTATATATTAATAAAGTTAAGCAAATCTTGTATAACATTAACCCAAAAAACAATTGTCACGTATACGATAAACTAAAAGCGATGGATATAAAGAGTTACGATGTTCCATTCATGACACACCAAGAATTAAATCCTGTAATTTGGGAACCCATTATTAAAGAGAAAATTAAAAGAGACAAAAGCAAATATGAGATTAACATGGAAGCAGCAACAGAAGAGTTTACGTGTTATCGTTGTGGTAAAAATAAGTGTACTTATTATGAACTACAAACACGAAGTGCTGATGAACCTATGACCACATATGTATCGTGTCTGCACTGTGGTAATCACTGGAAGTGTTAAATAAACTTATTTGTTATAAATATTATGTTAATAAATTAACTTCAACTGTTAAGTAAGTATATGGATATAATAATATATACTAACTATATGAGATTTTGTATATGTTTTTTTGGTGTTATTTCTAGATCATTAACAATAACAATAGAAAGTATTAAAAAAAATATATTTGATGTTCTTAAGAAAAATAACATTAACTACGATGTTTTTGTTCATAATAATAAAATAGACAAAATATACAACGAAAGAAATAACGCGTGTGAAAAAAATATAGAAATTAATAACGATGAGTATAAACTGTTGAACCCTACAAAATACCAAGAAGATCAACAAAGTATATTTGATGAATCATATGACTGGAAAATAAAACAAAATACAAGTATAAAAGACAATATCTGTAAAAATACTTATAAAAATGCAATTCGTCAACTGCATAGCGTAAAGCGTGTTACTGAGATGTGGGAAAATGGTGAAAAATATGATTTATATTTATATATTAGACCAGATTTACTTTATGTTAATAAATTGGATATAAACCAAATACTTAAAAATATTAATAAACAAAATATATTATTTACTCCCAATTGGGAAAACTATAATGGATTAAATGATCGTATATACTTTGGAAAACAAAACGTAATGTTAAAAATAGCAAAACGCATTGACCTAATACCAGTAATATATAAATCAAACAAGTATAATGCTGAAATGTTTATGAAATCAGTTGTTGATTATTATGGTATTAATACAGTTTATATAAATTTACGAGGTGAACGAATACGTTCAAATGGAAAAAATCAAGAAGTTATTAATTTAGTATATTTAAAAAAAATAAATATTAATTTTATTAGAAAATACAAAAAACTTACTGAAAATAAGTTAAATAAACAACAAAAAATTTTAAAAAAAAATAAATTACTAATAAATAAATGTAATAATATTTTAAAAAATAAAAAATTTATTACAGAAAGTAATTCAAATGATGATAATAATATTTTAAAAAATAAAAAATTTATTACAGAAAGTAATTCAA